CCGGTTGCTGAGACCGGTGAGATTGTACTTAATCGTGTTGTGATTCCGGAATATGTTATTGTGCATGATGGGGCACCATCGGATTCCACAGCGGCAAATTATTATGTCAGATATAAGGACTACATCAAAAATGTCGCATCCAGTGAGATATATGCGACATGGCCTGATGCCACTATAAGGGCAAATGTGCTTGCAATTATGTCATTTACATTAAACAGGATATATACGGAGTTTTATCGCGGAAAGGGCTATAATTTTAATATCACTTCGTCCACGGCATATGACCACAAATTCATCTATGGCAGAAATATATATGACAATATCTCGCTGATAGTAAATGAAATGTTTGAAAACTATCTGTCGAGACCTAATGTGAAGCAGCCGATTCTGACGCAGTATTGTGACGGACAGAAGGTCTCCTGTCCGAGCTGGATGACCAGATTGCGTTTGCGTATAAACTCTCTCCAACCCCAGTATTTACAAGGGGTTGGAGGTATAAAAGTAAACATCAATAGTGGCCTCTTTTTTATTAAACACGATTTTTTCCACTACGGATTTCAATAAATCATTGCGTGTCTGCATAGAGAGATTTTCATTGAGCAGACTATCGTATACTGTTTTGATTTTGCTGCGGAGTGCAGCAGTGGTGTCTGATTTTGCAGCAGGTTTTGGGAGTGCATTTATGCGACTCTCTATACTATTTCTCTCTTCCAGAAGCAGTTCTTTATTCTTACGATACTCTTCGATAGTATCGATTCCATCCATATAAGCCATTTTAATACGTTTTTCTTTCTTTGCGAGTTCATCCAATTGATTCTGATAAATATCAATAGCTGCAGGATAGTTGCTTTGAGAATCTGTATTAATAACCTTGAACGATAGATTTTCAGAGCTAATAGCATCTTTTAATGCTGCTAGAACAATAGGAACTATTTTCTTTTCTGATATAGCATGTGAAACATTACATTTTCCTTTTAAATATCCATAGCACTGCAGGTAAATGTACCGTTTGCCTTGTTTATTGGCACCTGCAAGAGAAATAGATAGCGACCGGCCACAGGCAGAACATTTGACAATACCGGACAACCAGTGAGAGCATACGCCACTTGGCTTCGCATATCGTGGGCGATAATTTGACTCAAGCCGGACTTTTGCCCTTTGAAACTGTTCAGGAGATATAATTGGTTCGTGCGCTCCGTCAGCAATAATCCATTCGGTCTTGTCTTTTGGACGTGATGCAGAATCCCTTTTATTCCAAACAGATTTACCGGTATATACTTCATTGGTCAATATGTATTTGATTCCGCGGTTTTCAAAAGACTTACCGGCCCGCGTTTTATATCCAAGAGCATTGAGCTGACGTGTGATCTCAATGATAGAATAACCCTGCTCAGTGTATAGATTGAAAATCATACGGACTATTTCAGCCTCTGATTCCACAATAACAGGAGTTGCTTTGTGTGCCGTAATAGAATATCCGAGGGGTGGACTTGCCTGAAAATTTCCACGCATGGCATTTTCTGTCATGCCTCTTGTAACTTCCCCGGAAAGCCGTATAGAGTAGTATTCATCCATCCATTCTATGATCCTTTCAATGAGAGTACCAAAAGGACCATCAACAAGAGGTTCAGACACACTTATTACCTCCACGTTATTCTTTCGGAGCAAAGATTTGTATACAATGGACTCTTCCTGATTCCGGGCAAATCGTGAGAACTTCCACACAAGGATCACATCAAAAGGATGTTCCTTGGATTTGGCAAGTCCTATCATACGTTGAAAGTTTGGCCGTTTATCTGCTTTACGTCCGCTTATGCCATCTTCCTCAAATATGTATTCATTTGAAAGTATGATATTATTTTTTGCAGCATATTCCAAAAGAAGTCTGCGCTGAGCATCAGGAGACAGCTCTTCCTGTTTGTCTGTTGAGACTCTGATATACAGAGCACCAGTGCGTAGTTTTTCCATATTACACCTATCCTTTCTAAAAATATATGAAAAAAGGTACAAAAATAACACCTATCCTTTGACAGATGGTGTTCCGAAAGGTATAATATGGTTGTCTGGACCTATTATACTCTTCGGAGTACGGGTTACATCGCCTTGGTGTTGGTAGCACTAGGGCGATTTTTAATATATTATTCTATTTTAAAGAAAGTAGCTTGTTTCTCCAATCATTTGGAAATCCCATTTCTTTAAGAATATCGTCTTCGCGTAGTACTGATAGTTTAGGGGAAAGTGTACTAAAGAGTCGGTATATTTCTTTAATAAGCTTTTTGTATGTAGCTGCGGGCAATACATAATGTAGTGCCAGCATTGCAGCAAATAAGTCACGTTTGCCATAATCATATTCTTTGCCGTCAGTCTGAGGTATTGCCAATGATATATGTGCCTGCATATCGGCAAGAGGTCTTTTAGTTCTAAAACAATATAATCTGTTTCCATGTGCACAGAAATTTCGTACAGATGAAAGGTAAAATAGAATATTTTCTAATTGATTATCCTGAATATGAAATACCTTAGATACATTTTGACGATCTTGTTGTTTCATGATACTGTAAAATTTACTTATTTGGCCAAGAGTAAGAATATTATTTAAAACCCAGAGTGGAACATAGCCATAGGTTTTCAAATAGTGTGCGATACTGGGATCGCTTGCCCTTGAAGCTAATTGCCTTTGAAAATCTGCAATTACAGAGGTTATGTTGGTTTCGGCACTTCTTCGAGTTGTATTAAAATTGTTGTAGAGCATATAATTATCGTGACCATATTGTTGAGAAAATACATATGAGATAATACTCTTTATATTTGTTTCAACTGGAAGAATATATTTAAAAAATATATTGCGAAGTTTCCGATCAAAGTCATAAAGATAGAAAATCTCCTCAACAGTAGTACCTGGCTTATATCTTTCTGTCGGAATAGTTGTAGCAATAAAAAGTTTACTATATCCATTTATAAGATTGTAATAGCCTTCGTGCTGTAAAGCTTTTTTGGCAAAGCTCTTATGATCTGAAGTTGATATATCAACACCTCGACTGATAAGGAGTGATATAAGCTCTTCATATGATTTAAATTCTTTTTCAGGCATGTGTATCTCCTTTGTAAAATAAAAAGACCCCGGGCCCGAAGGACACCGGAGTACGTTCCGAAATTATTATATGCACATTAAATATTTCCTATTCAATGTGAGCACATAATACCATGAAAAGTATTTGGTGTCAACAAAAATGTACTGAAAAGTGAAAAAAATTTCCATTTTTGTATGTTTATATTGGGGCAATATAGGCAAGACATAGGCCTTGTCAAGTATTCATACTAAATTAAAAAATTGTCTAGACGTTATACTCTTCGGAGTACGGGGTACATCGCCTTGGTGTTGGTAGCACTAGGGCGATTTTTAAATTTAGTAGCAACGTTTGCAAGGGGTAAGTCCCATGCTTTCAGCTTCTTCCTTGGTAATCTGTTTAGGATTATCCATATTACTGCAGCTTGATTTACGGTGGTATCTTGATCCTCCATCAACATACCAGACCATATCAGCTTTATTCTCATCAGATGTCACGCTGTTGTTATCAGTAGCATTGTCTGAAGGAGTACTATTTGTTGGAGTATCTGATACATTATTATCTATTTGAGCATCTGATACAGAGTTATCTGTTGTAGTGGTAGTAGGTGGCTTTAGCGGAGTATCAGATGGCTGTTGAGCTTCTTGAACTACATCAGTAGTTTGCTTTGCTGACTGTTCCGCTTCATACTTATTCCATACAGAAAAAAGCCAGTATACCGGAATACTTATTACTATAATTGCTATAATTAATGATATCAGAGCTGAATGGTTCTTTTTAGGTTTTGTATGCTTTGAAGCCTGTGTATAAGTAGGTGGTATGTAGACTGGTGGAACATATGCCTGCTGAGCTGGTGTAGGATCACTCAATGGCTGACCACAAATTTTACAAAAGGCATCATGATTTTCATTTTTGGCGCCGCAACACGGACATTCATCCGGAATATTTTGTTGCAGATTAGGTGTTGATCTGTAAGGCTGGTGAAAAGTCTGCTGATTATTTGGTGCTGACTTATTAGGACCAGATACATTGGTGTAATATAGTCCGGTGCCGGGAACACCTACAGAGGTTGTTTTTCTGCCGGAAGAGTTTACAGTATAATGAACTCCCTTACCACCGAATGTCATACCAACACTTTTTTTATTTACATTAAATTTAACGCCAGGAGCAATCTTGTAGCTTTTTCTGAATCTCAAACCCATAAATTCATCCCCTTTTTAGTATATGTTAAGAACACCGAGCGGCTCAAAATATATAATATAGTTGTCATAGGTCACATAAGTACCATATTTGTCTTTGTAATAATTAATAGCATCTTGCAAGAAATCTTCTGATAAGTTCAGATAGTCAGCTATATCATATCTACTTTGACATCCATGCTCATAAGCACGGATAATATCTTGGAACTGAAGCATATAGTAATATGCCCACACTCGAGCGCGCCTTTCCTGTTTTCTATTTGTCACGTTGCTTTGGTCGATAATGTTTCCGTAAGTTGTAGCATGATGACCAAGCTCTTCAGCTAACACGCAAGCCTTATCTATATCTGTCAGGTTTTTATCAATAGCAATAAAAGCATCACAGTATAGACCTTTTAAGCGTGTTTCAGATAAATCAAATTTCTCAGTAACAATTACATGCTGTTTATCAGCACTATCAAGTAACTTTTCGTATTCTGTCAAACAGTTTCTCTCCTTTATTTTTTGTATAGCGTAAAAAATCTATAGTCCAATAAAATGGACAGATTACTTTCTACTTGATTTTACAAATGCCGCAAACTCTTTGATACGATTGAGTTCATCTTCTGTGTATTCGTTTCCATCAAAGTGAGCTGCAAGTGTATTTGGATTTATCACTTTAGTGGTTTTGCTTGTACGTCCGAGAAGATAATCAATATCTACATTAAAGTAATCGGCAATTGTTTCCAAAACTTCAAAATTAGGCTGTCGCTCTCCGCGTTCGTACATGTTAATAGAACTTTTGGAAATACCAAGTGCATCAGCAAGTTCCTGCTGTGACAATTGGCGTTCATTTCGTAATAGTTTTAATATCTTATCGAATTGAGCCATGTGCTTACCTCCATGTTTCTTAATTTGTATTATACACGAAACGTGTACTAAAGTAAATAAAAAAATGCACGAAATGTGCTTGACATATGTGCACAATATGTGTATATTGAGGATAAGCACAAAACGTGCTCGGAAGGAGATGATATTTTGAATAAGAAAATTATTGCTGAAAGATTGATTAAATTACGAGGCGAAAAAAGCAGAGAACTGGTAGCGAATGCGTGTGGAATAAGCATATCAGCGTTAGCAATGTATGAACAGGGAGAGCGTATTCCACGAGATGATATAAAAATAAGATTAGCAAAATTTTATGAATCAACGGTTGAATCAATTTTTTTTGATTAAAATGAGCACGATATGTACTCAATAAGGAGGAAACGATATGTACAAAAGTTTACAAGATGTGGAACAACAGATCAAATTATTTGAATCGGCTTTTGAGAATTATGTGAATACAAGCAGTGCATCCACATCTTACTTAGCCAAAACACCTGCCAATGAATTCGATTGCGAAATATATAAAATAATGGAGAAAATTGAGACAGCGGCTGATACTCAGTTAAAAATTCGGGCAATAGAGCTTAAGGAAAAAGTCAGAATATTGATAAGTGAAATACACATAACTGAAAAGCAGACGGCAAGGTAGATTTCAAGCAAGCGAACATGCAGTATAAGCATAATATTTTACCGGAGGTGATAATCATAGCACTTACATATAGGATATTCGTTCACACTCTGGAAGATGATCAGATATATCGTTTTGATGATCTGACACAGGAACAGAAGCAAAAATTGGAACAAAAATTAATAGAGCAAGTAGAAAATGTGCCATTGCGACTTGCGGAGGAGGCATAGACTGCATCTGCAGTCACAGTGGACAAGCTAAAAAATGACAAATTAAATAATATACTTCCATTGGAAAATGGAATGCGATCACTTCGAATAGAGAATGGAGTGATATCAGGAGAACATTTTATTGAAGATATAGTTGCTCCAGTTTGTCCAAAATTCTTTATGACTAAGTAATATTGTGTCGATTGGAAATTTGTGGTTTTAGCGTATATGGCTACATAAGGACGTGATGTTTCATCAATCATTTTAGAGTTTTGTTTGAGTGTTAATACAGAAATGATTATAGCAATAATGCTTGTAATGAGAGATGCCAGTATACCAATTAATTGAATGACATCAGAAGGTGTTAAGGACATAAAAATACCTCACTTATATATTTACTTGGACACTGCAATGTCCTGTAAGGAGAGTATACGACTGAAAGGCAGAGAAATGCAAGATTTAATACACAGAATACAGAGGGAGGAAAGAACGTGACAAAGGAAGAATCACTCAGACTTGAGAAAATTCTCACCAAGATAGATAAAGCAGGAGAGGCAGACTACAGGAAGCAGGAAGAATATAACAGATTCTGTATGAACACAAGGGAAGATTGGAACGAGGAACAGTATCAGACACTTAGGAGAGAGAAAACCCTCACAGAAGTAGCGTACCTTGCGAGTCTTGTCGAGCTCAAGGCAGAAGTGAAGAGCATGCTGACTCAATAAAGAATACATCCGGGCTTACCGGAGCACCGCAAAACTACCCATACGTAATACAACAAATCCTCTTGTAAATCATAATAAATCCATTTCGCGCGGTGCTCCGGCAAGCCTGGGGGAGAGGAAGAACATCACGAATTGCGGCACGGACCAGGAAACAATGATCCTTATGAATGAAGTCCGCACCGCAAACGTGATTGCAGCCACCTTAACGAGGATGAATGCAAATACAGACCAGGAACATGCATTATATAGTACCAACTAGCATTGTTCCCATTCACTTAAGTCGGTTGGACAATCGGGGACCTTATCAAAAAGTAAATCCCAATCAGAACAACCGGTAGAGAATGTATAGACATCATCTGCGGCAGCTTGAGGCGAACGATAACCGCCATAAAATATGCTATCGAACCAGATACCGAAAGAACCATCCATTTTCTTGATATACATTGGTCCGATAGGAGAATGATATACCCACATAACACACACCTCCTCTGCTATAGATTATCAGCCCTGCCAGACTGACAAGAACATTATAGCAGAGGAGCAAGAGAAAGGAGATATTTATGAATAATTTGAAAGAAGCGCTAAAAAAAGTTGGGGATTGAAACAGCAGAGCAGTTAAATGAAGCCATCAAGAAAGAAAAACCACTAGACATAGGTATCATGACATCGGAGCTGGTAAAAGAAGGCTGCATCATGAGACAAAAAATAACCGGTCAGGGAATCAGTTCCCCGGCCGGCAACAAAAAGAAAAGACCAAATATATTATAGCACATAACGGCTGAAAAACAAAAGGAAAGGACCAAAACATGAGAAAAAGTGAAATGTTACAGATAACAGGAATAAGTTTCTTTCTTCTGTGGGGCATGGGAATAGACAGCCCGGCGCCACAGGGGCAGAGGATAGTCATGGCAGGGATGCTTATATCAGCAATCATAGCTGTCATAGGATGCTGGCTCAGATGGATTGAGAAAGGGCAGGAAGAGAGCATCAGGAGAACACACGAGATAAGGAGAAGCGGAAAAATTGCTGCAGAGGATTCAAAGAGTACAATCCGGGCTGAAAAGACAAAGCGCAGTCGCGTACATAGCAGAGACTGCCGCGAAGAAAAAGCAGGCGCGAGAAGAGTCGTTTGACTCGGTCCTGCAGGCAGAAATAGCAAAGCTCAAGGCCTCGAACAGAGGCTGATTTAAAACATTCTAAAGTATTAAAGTTAGGAAATACTATGGCATACATCCAGGACACTTATTACCTGGGGGACTACATAGCAACTGAGATAAAGTTTATAGGAAGGAATGGAGCCAAGGGTGAGAGGAGAGCCAAGAAGATAAAAGCCACTCCTGAGCAGATGGCAAGACAGAACCAGTGGACGAGGGAAAAGAAAGAGAAGTACCTGATACTTGCTAATTTCCATACAGGTGACATATGGGCGACTCTCAAGTACCCAAGAGGGACAAGACCGGATGCAGAGAGAATCAAAAGAGACTGGAAAGTATTCACAACGGAGATGAGAAAGCTATACAAGAAGCTGGGCATTTCGTTTAAGTGGGTGAACCGCATGGAGATAGGCAGGTTCGGAGGCCCACATATACATTTCCTCTGCAATCGTGTGGACAACATCGACACACTCATAAAGGACACATGGCACAAGACCATTGCTGCTCTGATTGTCCCGGGCAAGAACTACGTAAACATTGCTCCATATGATTCAGACGGAGCAAAGGAAGTGGCAGAATATCTGACCGCCAAGCCGGACAAGAAGGGCATAGAGGGACAGCTCAATCTCTTCGGAGAGGAAGAGCAGAAGGTGTTCTGCAAAGTGAGCAGTTCAAGGAACCTGGTGAGACCGGAGCCTAAGCGCAAAAAGTACGCACACTGGACAATGGCAAGGTTCTTCAAGGATGGCATCAAGCCGGATAAGGGCTACTACGTGATGCCGAACACCGTGAAGGTGGGCGTCAACAAGTGCACAGGCTATTCATACCTCTACTACATGCAGCGGACTATCTCAGACGGCAAATCCCCCGGAAACCGCATAAAGCCCCAATGGGAGGCAGATTATACACATTATGAAAAAAGTTAACGTATACATCTATTCAGGTATCAGAACAATTAAAAAAACAGACGGAGCAGCAGGTTACGTTCTGTCATATATGACCAAAAAAGACATCGAAGCCACATTGAGCAACATAGTCTATCTTGAGGATGTGACGCGTCACGAGGCAGAGCTTGAAGTCCTCAACCAGGCACTTTCAAGGCTCAACACAAAAGACATTGAGATAGATATATATACCGACTCAAGTTACCTTACATCAGCGCTGGATCTTGACTGGATACACAAGTGGCAGCAGTCAGGCTGGAAAAATTCCAAGGGCGAGCCGGTAAAGCATGCCGACAAATGGCAAAAAACGTTGATTTTACTCAATGGAACACGATTTTATATATACACGAATCAACACCATGAATACAGCAACTGGCTCAAAAGCCAGTGCGAAAAGAAAGGACCAAAATGAAACCACTATCAAGTTTATTTTACGAAGCGTACGAGCCACGCCAGAAGCATTACAAGCTTTCAATGAGGCTCAAGGAAAGCAAAAACGAACACACCATAAGAATCACCCAGAACGGTCGGGAAATAATCAAAGTCACGGAAGAAAGCCGTGAGCATGCTTTTAACGTGGCAACCAAGGAACTTGTTAGGAGATTCCCGATAAAGCGCAGATAGAGCAGAGCGTGTATGCAGAAAGAGAGGCAGCAGTTGAAGACATGCCAAAATATACAAAATACTTAGAATTTTCACAGAAAGAAAGAACAGCAATCCGCGAACGTGACAATTATATGTGCATATTCTGTCAGGTAGGCTACAGGATGCCACCGGCAAATGAGATGGGGAAAAACATGCAGGATATAATGCATTATATCCCGCGCTCATCATTGGGACTCGGCATCAGGCAGAACGGAGCAGTAGGCTGTCGTTACCACCACAATATGATGGACAACGGCAGCAGTGGAGACCGCAAAGAGATGCTTGAGCTGTTTAAGAGCTATCTGGATGAGTTTTACCCCGATTTCGCAGACCGGGACAGAAAATATGACAAATGGAGGTTCCTAAAGGGTGAGTAAAGTAAATATATTTTCAAAAGACCTTAACCGGATGAGCAGAGAACCGATAGGCGGCTTGTCGATTAAGCAGATAAGGCAGCAGGTTATAGATTACCTGCAGGGCAAGCGAACCGTCTGTGTAGATTATCGGAAAATAAGAGCAGACCAGCGCGGACGCGAGGATGATGAGCCCACTGGCAAAGAGACACTTGAAATAGTCGAGGTAATGAAATACTTCACAGTAGTTAAAAGGCACGGATTTAATACATGTATCCTGCATCAGGACATGTTTTATATCGCAGGAATAGGAGAGTCAGAATGTTCATAGATTGCAGTAAGTTTGAAAAGGTTTTAAAAGCAGATTACAAATCGTGGGGCGTCAAGTTCGGTCTTACGAATAGGAGGATGTATATTCTCCAGGGCACAGGCTGGATAATAGAGGCAAATGCTTCATACGTCAACAAGGAGTTCCTTGGTACCGCCATAAAGGTATTAGGACCGGCACCAAAGCCGGGCGAGTTTATCACATATCAAAAGGGCAGCAGTCCACAGCATGAGATGGAGCTTGAACCAATGCTCTGGGACATGGCGGAAGTGTCAGATCCGGCTTATATATCACTTATCAAGATTATACAGAACGATAACGTATATTCGGTCACAAAGACACCAAAAGGCGCTCGCCTGATAAATGATAAGCGCCTTGCTATGATAGCTCCATGCAAGTGCACAGAGGACGAGATACCACCGTGCTCACCTGTGGTACACGATGACTGGCTGCTAACATACAATGACGATATGGCCATAGGAATATGCTTCACAGATCCGGACTATAAACCGGAGCTTGAAGTTTTAAGACTTCTCTCCGGAGTAGATTTTTTCTGGCAGGAGTCAGAAGCCTACAGATTGGGTTGAAACACCAGCGGAGACGCGAAAGAAACCGGGCATGCGAATTAATTTATATCACGAGAACTGATTTGTAAGCCATTTAGCACATAAGGGAGCTTTTGTGCAGCTCCCTTTACTTCTAAGGAGAGGGAATGACAAAGAAAGAATTATCAAGCATATATTACATCAGACAGGAAATAAAGATGTGGGAAGAACAACTGGAGTTACTTACATGTAAGGCACAGGGCAAGGCTATGCGATTGACAGGTATGCCGTTTGCTCCGAGTAGTGGCACCGGTGATCAGATGGCAGATATAGCAGTACGTAAAGCAGATATAACAGATCTGATTGAGAGAAAAAAGGAAAGGCTGCAGCAGGAGCAAAAGAAAATCATAGAGTGGATTATGACAATAGATGATACATTTATTCGTCAGATCATGCTCTACCGCCATGTAAGATGTTATTCGTGGCAGGAAGTTGCGGATCAAATTGGACACACCACAGCGGAGAGTGCACGAAAGCAGCATGACAGGTATCTGCAGCAGTCCAAGACAAAGGAGGATATATGACATTACAGGAATATGAGCAGCAGGGCGGCTGTGTTGGATGTCAGTTTTATGAAGCAATTGACACAGACGGAAGACTTGGATGCACATTTAATTAGTCTGATGATGAGTCAGATGATTGGAACTATAGCAGAAATTGTGAAGAAATTAGTGAATAGGAGGAACTTATGTCAGGAATAGATTTTATAGTATACGGAATTATCCTAACGATCGCGCTGATCGGAACAACAGAGTTTGTGATAGGGCTGTTATTACTTAGGGAATACGATAAGCGGCAGAAAGATAGGGATAAGGAACATGGAGAATAGATATTTATATAGGGCAAAGAGACTTGATGATGGAAAATGGATACAAGGCTATCTATACGGAATATGGAAGCGGATATATATATTGTGGGGAATGTGTAATGCTGTTCCATGCATGATAGAAGTAGATCCGGCTACTGTGTGCCAATGTACTGGATTAGAGGATAAGAACGGTAAGTTAATATTTGAAAATGATATTTGTTCCAGGAAAGAACCATATCCGGAAATTGTAAAATATCATGAGGGTGATTGGACATTAGACTACAGCTATGTAAGCGGCAAGGAATATGGGTACAATTGGTGCAATTTGGGATTTTATGTATTTGAAAGACCTTGTGTAGAAGTTATAGGAAATGTGTTCGATAATCAAGAATTATTAAATAATCAATAAACAAACTGATGCGTAATTAGAAGGAGCGGCGAAAAATGAACATCAAACCTATTTTATTTAATACAGAAATGGTTCGTGCAATCTTAGACGGAAAAAAGACCTGTACTCGAAGAATAGTTAAAGGCTTTATTCCGAATGATGCACAGTTTGGTTATACAGGCTTTACGCCAAATGGTGCAATATCTTGCCGAGGTATGTTTGAAGCAAATGGCAGACCAGGATATGGAGAGAAGTTTTTCAAATTGCCATATCAGCATGGAGATATTCTGTATGTACGTGAAACATGGCATAAATACACTAAGCGAGTAGGAGCGGGGGAGAATTGCCATTTAGAAAAAATCTATGGATATAAGGCTAGTATCAAAAATGCGGAGGATGCAGATGAGCCGTGGAAACCTAGCATACATATGCCGAGAGAAGCTGCGAGGATTTGGCTTGAGGTTACAAATGTACGAGTGGATCGGTTGCAGAATATTACTATTGATGACATTCGTAGAGAGGGACTTCTTTCGGCAGCAGTTCATGGCGGAGATATGGAGATTGCTTTGGAGGAATGGAAGATACTATGGAATAGCACCATTAAGAAGTCAGATTTTGATTGTTATGGTTGGAATACAAATCCGTGGGTGTGGGTTATTGAATTTAAGAGGTGTGAGAACCTACAAAAAATTAGTTTTTAGAGGTGATTCCATATGATAGACAATGAAATACGTAAGCAATATAGACAGGTCATAAATGATTTAAAAGTAGCAGTTACAAAAACTTGGGCGTATAGAATTTGTGAGCAGGTTGTTGAAAAATTTAGTAAAATTATTAATTGAGGAGATGAGAGTTAATGATCAAGATAACCAATAGAAGAAAATTAAATCAATTTGTTGTAATTCCTACCTTTGGCGCAGCGTGGGGAGATGAAACAAAGGGAATACATATTTATTTCATATGGCTATGTTTTAGACTAGGGATTAAATTAAACAGATTCTAGGGATTGTGAGCTGTTAAACAGATTTTAAGGAGAAATATGTGGAAACTTATTTTTGAAATAAAAGGCAGAGCAAAAATGACTGTCACAGGAAAAGAACAGATTACGTTCAAACAAGCACTTGGGTATTATGTCAGTTTTGGAATGTATTCGGAAAATTCAATTTATCAACAATATCCAAAGAGTAAAAATGCAGCAGTCACTCTGGATGATAAGTTGCTGGAACTATGGGATGAGGATATTACGGGGATAACCCGCGAAGAGGCCCAGGGAATGCTATCACGTATAAGAGAGCACGTGAGCAAAGCATACAAAGATAGTAGACAAAAAATGGAGGTAGGAAATGATGTTTAATTTCACTGAAAGAATAGAACTATTACATGGTATCGAGGTTGATACTGAAGATGATGAATTATATGATGAAGCGTGCGAGGAGGCGGCCGAGTTACTAAATAGTCGTAAGGTTCAGGATAAAAATGATATTCTAAATATATTCATAAAGCTATTTGGAAAAGAAAAGGTTAAATTAGTAGAGGATGGCAGTGGTGATGTAGAATTTGAGAATTACTAAAAGAAAGGGCATATAATGAATGGACAAAATGAATGTGCCGACTGCCGGTACTATGATGAGTGTGACAGACCGGAAAGACCGATAAAGTGTATGGGTTATGAGGAGGCAGCAGTTGAGAAAAGGATGATAAGCGAAGCTATACCAACAGAACAAAAGAAATGTGCATATGAACCAGAAAAAATCTGTACTACAAAGTGCAAATACTATAGAACCTGTGTGGGGAATCCCAATAAAATATAACAGTGCGTATTAAATGCGTATAAAAGACTTGACAGATGCGCATTAAATGCGTATAATATAATCATAAAGAAGAAAGGAGGGTACATATTTGAAACGAGCTGACTTGATAAGGCGGCTAGAAAAAAACGGATGGTATTTGTTGAGAAATGGCTCCAACCACGATATTTACACTAATGGTGTAATCAAGGAGACTATTCCAAGACACAAAGAGATCAGCGAAAGACTAGCAAAGACCATTCTAAAGAGAACAGGGGTATAACCCCTGACTCTTTGGGAATACTAATCAAGAAGCTAAAGGTACATATGAAAGTAAAAAAGTCGGAACTTGGAGGAATATTATGGGAACAAGTACATTAGTATATCCAGTTATTTTATCAAAAGATGGTGACGGATATTTTGTAACTGTACCTGATTTTGATGTCAATACTGAAGGAAGAGATGTTGTTGATGCAATTGCTATGGCCAGAGATGCAATTGGAATTAATATTTTACAATTAGAAGATGAAGGAGAGGCGGTGCCAGAACCATATTCACGGAGTTATCAAATGCAGGATGATGATATATTAACACTTGTAGATGTTGATATGATTGACTATAGAAAAAAACATGATAATCGTACAGTCAAAAAGAACTGTACTATACCATACTATTTGAATGTAGAAGCAGAAAAAGCTGGAATTAATTTTTCACGGCTTTTACAGGAAGCCCTAAAGCAAAAACTTTATGGTTGATATTGTTAATTGTTATGATATAATTAATTAGTTCAAATATGTATTCTTTATTAGAAAGACACCTTTGTCGTGGGAGGTGTCTTTTTTATATATAAGCCTTAACTGGATGTAGGGCGATTAATGAAGAAGATGATGCAGCAGTTCATAGAGGAGAATAAAGAAAAATAAAATTTTTTAAAGTTGTCCGTTTTGTCCGCTCAATTTATGTTATTATGTAAGCAAAGAGAATTGGTAAATAACCAGTTCTCTTTTTTTGTACATGAAGGGTGGTGTTGCAAATGGCAAAAATCAGCGCCAAACAGGAATTATTCGTTGACGAGTATCTGATAGATCTGAATGCAACACAGGCTGCAATAAGAGCTGGATACTCATCCAAGACTGCAGAACAGCAAGGAAGCAGATTGTTGTCAAATGTTAAGGTTAAAGGTCGCGTAGCAGAAAAGATGGCTGAAAGATCAAAAAGATGTGGCATCAATCAGGATAGAGTATTACAGGAATTGGCGAGAATTGCCTTTGTAAATCCTGCTGATGTGATTAATATGTCTGATGCCTCAATAAAGGATGAGGCATCTTTTGATGATTTGGCATGTATTCAGTCTGTAAAAGTAAAGACTGTTAATGGTGATAAGGGAGAGTCTACAGAAAGAGAAACAAAGCTAAGTGACAAGTTGCGGGCATTGGAACTGTTGGGAAAACATCTTGGAATATTCACAGATAAAGTTGATTTGAATACTGATATGGATTTGAATATTCACATTGACTATGGCGGTGATGATGAATGAATATAAATATTCAGGCTAATAAGTCATTTAAGGAGGCAAATCAGAGTAATAAATGATACATAGTGATGAAAGGCTCAGCAGGATCTGGAAAGTCTACTGACACAGCACAGAATTATATCCTACGATTGATGAAAGATAAAGGACGCAATTTACTATGTGTCAGAAAAGTTGATGTAACGAACAGGGATAGCACTTTTGCAGAATTGCAGGGTGCTATTTTTCGTATGTTCGGAGAGGAGTATTCCAAGTACTGGTATATCAATGAGTCGGCTATGAAGTTGAGGTGCAAAGGCAATGGCAATGAGGTGATCTTCCGAGGAGTCAAGGACGATGCACAGCGTGAGAAATTGAAGTCGATCACATTCAAGCGAGGAAAGCTTACGGATGTATGGATTGAAGAGGCAACAGAGCTGACACAGGCAGATTTCGAGATCATAGATGACCGACTCCGAGGACTGTTGCCAGACGGCATTTTTTATCAGATCAGAATGACATTCAATCCGGTAAGTGCCTCTCATTGGATTAAGAAGCAGTTCTTTGATCGTGCTGATCCGGATGTAATGACACACAGCTCTTCATATCTGAATAATAGATTTATTGATGAGGCGTACCATAGACGTATGCTCAGACGTAAAGAGGTTGATCCGGAAGGGTACAGAGTATACGGATTAGGAGAGTGGGGAGAGACAGCCGGTCTTATTCTCCATAACTATGAGATTGAGCTGATATCGCAGAAATTTGAGGATTATGATGATATATCAATAGGACAGGATTTCGGATTTAATCACGCAAATGCGATTTACATATATGGTTACAAGGATGGAGACATCTATGTGATGAAAGGTCTGTACGGATATGAGAAAGACACTACAGAGTGGATAGCAGAGGCAGATGGTAATATCCCAAAGAATAAAGTCATGTGGTGTGACTCAGCAGAGCCGGACAGAATAAAAATGTGGAAGAAAGCCGGATATAGAGCCAGACCTGTACATAAAGAGCAGAATAGCGTTAAAGCTCAAATAGACTGGCTTAAGGGCAGGAAGATTCACATAGATCCATCCTGTGTGAACTTTATTAAAGAAATAGAACAATGGAAATGGAAGTTTGATGACAAGCGGAGCGAGTATCTTGATGAACCCGTTCCTTTTTTTGATGATGCAATGGCATCACTAAGATATGGAGTTGAGGGATGGAGAAAGCCAAAGGCTCACCTCAACACAAGTTTGAAAGGCGGTATTTAATGGCAGCACCAGATGTATTCAGGATCTCCGATGATGAGGTCATGGACGAGATTAAATTATCAGAATATATATCAAAAAATGATGCACTCGTATCGACCAGATACAAGAAGCTGCAGGATGCTTACGAGGGAAGATATGAGATATTCAACTTGCCTAAAAAGGAAAAGTGGAAGCCTGATGTAAGGATCGCAGTTAATTTTGCAAAATATATCACGGATACGATGAATGGTTTTTTTATTGGTATTCCAATCAAAGTCTCTTCGCCAGATGAAAAGGTAAATGAGTATATTAATTATCTGGATCAGTACAACGATCAGGATGACAACAATGCAGAGCTTGCGAAGATCATGAAGCAGTATGGCAGGGGATATGAGATGTACTATGTTGATGATATGGGAAATATTGGTATCACCTATCTCGATCCAATGGAGTCATTTATGGTATATGATGAGTCAATCCTTATGCGACCACGTTATTTTGTGCGTACATACAAAGATAAAAACGGTATCAGACATGGTTCGATATCCAATGAAGTATCAATAAGATATTTTGATATTGACGGAGGACTTAAGTTCCGTGATGAGGAAAAGATACACGGATTTGATGGTGTGCCGGCTACGGAATATGTAGAAAATGAAGAGCGACAGGGGCTATATGAGACAATTCTCTCGATTAATGATGCGTACAACAAGGTAATATCCGAGAAAGCCAATGATGTTGACTATTTTGCAGATGCTTATCTCAAGATACTTGGAGCCAAGCTTAATAATGATGATATAAATTTCATTCGTGATAATCGTATTATGAATTTTGATGGCGAAGATGGAGATAAGATTATAGCCGAATTTTTGTCAAAGCCGAGTGCTGATACTACTCAGGAGAATTTACTGGATAGGCTTGAGAGATTAATGTTCCTGATTAGTATGGTAGCCAATATTAATGATAAGAATTTCGGTGCAGATTCTGGAATAGCCCTCAAGTATAAGCTTCAGTCTATGAGTAATCTTGGTAAAACAGAAGAGCGAAAGTTTACCTCAGGAATGAATCGTAGATATAAGCTGATCTTTTCTAATCCAGTGTCAGGAATGAAAAAAGATGACTGGATAAAAATAGAATATCAGTTTACTCGTAATTTCCCGGCAAACTTGCTGGAAGAGTCAGAGATTGCAGGAAACCTTTCTGGTATTACGTCTCAGGAAACACAGCTTAAAGTAATATCTGTAGTTAATAATGTGAAAGAAGAGATGGAAAGAATCAAGAAAGAGAGTGAGATTGATACAGATGGGTATGAGGTGAACAGGCATGGGATACTGGGAAAAAAGGCAGCAGCAGTTGATAACGGCAATGGAGAAGGATGAGGCACAGCTTAATAGGAGATTGACAGAAACATACGAAATAGAAGCAGATCGCCTTGAAAAACATATAGCTGCTTATTACATGAAGTATGGAAAAGATGAAGTGATCGAGTATAGAGATCTTTTGAAAGCATTGACTCCTGAAGAGTATAGCCTGCTCATGAGAGATATGGATGAGTTTGCAGAGCTGTATCCACAATATGAGCATCTTATACCAGCTCGTAAGTCCGCTTACATAATCAATCGACTGGAAGGCTTACAAATATCAGTAAGGATGCAGCAGTTGAAAATTGGGGCATTGGAGCAGCAGGAAGTTGAAAATCATCTAAATAAAATAGCGGAAAGATCATATGATGCAGTGTTAGAAAAAACAGGGCCGGTTGGAGAAATAAATCCCAATATAGTAAAGAGTGTTGTCAACACTAATTGGACTGGGAAAGGAACTTTTTCTCAGAGTATATGGGGAAATACACAAAAGCTGTCAAATATGATGAACACCAGTATCTCATCAGCTATCGCAAGAGGTGATAACTATGACAGCATAGTCAGAAAATTGCGAAAAGAATTCATGGTAGGCAAGAAAGAAGCATATAGGCTGATATATACAGAGGGCACATTCGTCATGAATGAGGCAAGTGCACAAGCTATAGAAAAGATGTTTGATTACTATTCGGTTGAGCCAATCAGAGATGGTAAAGCATGTGAGAGGTGTTTAAGCATTGCATCTGACACGGCATCAAAGCCTGTAAGATACTCGGACAGGGTGGCAGGGTTAAACTTCCCACCATTTCATCCGTGGTGTCGTTGTTCTACTATCATCGTGATACCTGATAAACAGGAATGGATAGAGAGATATGTCATGACACATGGCGGTGATCCTCAGATCAGTAACGAACAAAAGGAAAAGGCAAGGCAGTTAATAAAGGATTTTGTAGCATGAGAAAAATATATATTTGTGGCACTGACTGGTGCAATCCATGTAAGCATATAAAAGCAACTCTTATGGCAGAGATACAGAAAGAGTGCCCTGACCAGATCGAGTATATCAATTTACAGTCAAAACCTAGCGCGGTGGATAGGTTCAAAGTGTACAAGATACCAATGATTGTACTGACTGAGGATGAGAAAACAGTAAAAAGGTATATCGGAGCATACCCAAATCACAATGAGCTTATAGCATGGCTGAAAGGAGAAATCAATGATACAGATTTCAATTGGCAATGATGCCATTACAATAGATGGACACTCAGAGGATGCGCCACATGGCCAGTCAGTACCGTGCGAGGCTGTAACAGTGCTGGTAAACACATATATCGCCTCACTTGCGGATTACAAAGAGCCAAAGTATGAGCTGTGGAGCGGACATTTTGCTATAAAGTTAGACTTGATTAAATGTCTCGAGGGAACGATACTCACCCGGGCATTTAAGACAGGGCTTGAGATGGTAGCACAGGCATATCCGGAGTATATCTCCATGATATAAAAAATGACCAGGCATGGAAGTCATTAAAAGCACATGGATTGACCAGGCATGGATGTCATAAAAAGCTATGGATAGTGAAGCATTGACACTTAAAACTATGGAAAGGAGATAGCAAATGAAAAACTATCTATTTACACGTAACTATATTAAGCAGATTTTCGCAGATGATCCTACAGAACCAACAAAGGAGCAGCAGTCAACAGAACAATCCACGGAGTCGCAGGAAGGAAAGACGAAAGAAGCCGATCCACCAAAGCCGGATGACAAGGGTGGAGAAAAGAAGTACACCGATGCGGATATTGACAAAATTGTCAATACTAGATTGGCTAGAGAAAGAGAAAAACATCAGAAAGATGTTGATGAGGCTAAAAAACTGGGTGAGATGGGAGCGCAGGAGCGCGCAGAGTATGAGAGAGATCAGCTCAAAAAAGAGCTTGATGCCCTCAAGAAAGAAACTGCGCGTAATGGTATGGCAAAGGAAGCTCGTAAGATGCTTGCAGCCGAGGATATCACAATTCCTGACACTCTTGTTAGTATGTTGATCACTACAGAGGCAGAGAGCACAAAGCAGAATGTAAATGATTTTGCAAAGATATTCAAAGAGGCTGTACAGGATGCCGTTAAGGATGCGCTTAAAGGTAAAGCACCTAGCATGGGTGGTAAATCCACGATCACCAAAGCGGAACTCGATAAGAAGCTTAAGACAATAGCAAGCCCGTATGAGCGTCAGAGGCTTATCGCGGAGCACATCGATTTATATCAGAAAGGAAAATAGTATGAACAGAATCAGAAAATACGCAAAACAGATATTTGCAGCAGAGGCAAATACCACAACATCAGCAGATCTCGAGCCGGTCATCTCCATTGATCATACTAACAGGCTTGTGGAGGGGATTAAGTCTTTACAGACGGTACTTGGTATCGTAGATCTCAAGCCAATGGCTGAGGGTACTACAGTAAAGATGTATAAAACTACTCAGAAGAATACTCCTGATCAGGTAGCCGAGGGCGAGACTATCTTACTTACAAAGTTAGATAGAAAGCTTGTTAAGACCTTTGAGCTTAAGTTGAATAAGTACAGAAAGCAGACTACAGCCGAGGCTATCCAGAAAGTTGGCAAGCAGAAAGCTATCAATGAGACAGATACAGTATTTATGAGAAATATTCAGAAAGGCATTAAGAATACATTTTTCGTTTTTGTTGCAGCAGGAACCGGAACAGCCGAAAACCTTGCTGAGAAAAAGGCAAAAGCATCTGCTTCAATTCAGGGCGCACTTGCCGGATTATGGGCAAAGATTTCCGCATATTTTGAAGATATGGATGTAGAGCCTATCTATTTTATCAATCCGCTGGATATTGCTACATATCTTGCAAACACACAGATCACTATTCAGACAGCATTTGGTTTCCAGTATGTTGAGAACTTCCTTGGGCTTGGAACTGTAGTTCTCGATAACAGCCTTCCTGCTGGCTCAGTAGAGGGAACAGTTAAGCAGAACCTTAACGGAGTATTCATTCCAGCAGATGGATCAGTAGGAGAGACATTCGGTCTTACTACAGATGAGACAGGTATGGTTGGAATGAAGCATTATCTCGCTGATGATAGTGCATCTGTTAATACTCTTATAATGGAAGGTGTTACATTTTATGCAGAGGATGCATCCGGTATCTTCAAGGCTCCAATCGCTGTTGAAGCTGCAACAGTGGCAACTGAGGCTAAAAAATAAGCTGGATTGGAGGCAAAGCATGATAGATAGAGTCAAAGAGCGAATCAAGAAAAGAATGTCCGGGGAAAAAATCAATGATGATATCATGGATGAGATCAACCAGACAGTAACAGACCGATTGTGTTTAAGGCTCGGTGTATCTGAAGATGCTTTTCCGACTATCTTTGAATCAATAGTTGTCGATGCATGTGTAAAGATGTGGAGAAAATGCTATCACGAGGGTATTACCTCGGAAAACGTAGCAAACCTCTCCACATCTTTTGTTGATGATGTGCTGGCAGAGTATGCCGAAGAGATTGACTCATGGCTGGCATCTGCTGGTGATGAGACATCAAACAGAAGGGTGGTGCATTTCTATTGATTTGGGAACAGGTCACTCTCTATGGCGAGTCAGAGACAGGAGAAGAGGACGAGCTCGGTAATGTAGTCAAAGAACCTATAGAGATATACAACGGTCGTGCAAGACACACACCTTGGACAGATCAGGATATCTTGGTAAATGGCCGTGATGTAACAATGACCGAGCAGAGGTATGCAATACCAATAGATTATGAGGTTATCAAAAATGCAACCGTACTAGAGATAGATGGTTATGCGCTGGATATCACTCAGATAATCAATCTTGCTCCGAGGTGGACGATTGTGCAGTGTAAGAGGTATGGAGCATGAGCATTACAGTAAAAGGCACCGAAGAGTTGACACGGGCACTAAATAGCATGTCACAGGCAAGATTTGAGGCTGTGGCAAAAGTGAGTGCTGCAGATATATATAACCGTGGAAAGCAGGGCGGTACACCTGTATCGACAGAAAAGACAAGACCGGGTGGTCCTCATGGAGAGCTAAGGCAGTCGCTAAGTATGAATGAGATTGATGGCGGTGCATCGGTCGGTTACACCAAAGATTATGCTCCGCATGTGGAATATGGACATGTGTGTGTTAATGGTGGATATGTGGAAGGTCAGAGGTATCTGCAGCGGAATGTAGAAACCGAAAGACCGGAATACATAAGACTGCTCAAGGAAAATATAGAAAGGTTGGTATAAATGCTTAAACAGTTTCCAATTACAGAACTTATAAAGCAAATACAGGCAACGATTAAAGCCGGCACAGGCAAGAAGTGTTATGACCATGTTGAGAAAAATCAGAAAGCACCATTTATATATGCTGAGTTTATCAACAGCCGTCCGGCAAACACCAAAACGATGTACTGCACAGACTACAATGTGAGTTTACATATTGTGGCAGAGCCTAATACATCAAGTGTGCCGATTTACAAGGCTATTGAGGAGCTTGAGTCTGCGCTTACTGTAGATATCAGCATACCAGATCCATACAATCTGATCATGCAGACATTGAATGGTGTACAGTCTATATATACGGACGAGGAAAACAAAGAGAAACACGCAGTATTAAGCTATACATTTAGGATATGTTATGGCTTTATGATCAAATGAAAGGACAGAAGCAATGAAGAAATATTATATGAGACAGATTTTCGCTGATACAAAAGCAGACAGCAAAAGCGGTGTAGCAGTACAGAGAGAGACAGCTCAGGCAGTATCTGGTGAGATATACGATAAAGGTTCGTATTGTGATTTTTCGGCAAATGCAGTAAAGGCAATCGCAGGAAAAGACCTTTTATTAGCAATATGGGATGCAACAGGCGAAAACCTTTATGCGGTAGCAGGTCAGAAAACCCTCAAGATCAACAGATCTGCTGACACTATTGAGGTCACTACCAAAGATACAGCAGATGGATGGAAATCATATATTCCGGGCATGAAAGACTGGAGCATCGATATTGATGGTATTTACATCAAAGATGATGAATCGCAGAAAGCACTTTCAATAGCTTTTGAGAATGGAAATCCGGTATGCCTTAAGGTATATAACCAGAAAGAGAAGAAAGGAATGTTCGGAGGACTGGCTTGTATCACAGATTTCCCGATAGAGGCATCTTATGATGATACGGTTACATACTCTAATTCGTTCCAGGGAATGGGAGCTTTCGTGGATCTTTCGAGAAATACACCATCAAAAGATACAATACCGGGGGAGGAATAATAGATGTTAGAGATCAATGGAAAACAGTATGAGCTTAAGTTCAATCTTGAAAGACTTAAGCTCATTGAGGCAGCTAAGAAAAGCTCTCTTATGGGAGAGTATTACACCACAAATGGCATGTTTAGCATTCAGACATGCGAGCTTGTATTCCAGTTTGCCACAAAAGAGGCTGGATCAGATACATTTGTGGGACAGGTTGATGGCTCAAAGCTTTGCGAGCAGGCTCTCATGCAGAGAGGATATGCCACAATTGCACTTGAGATCCAGAATGCACTTACAAAAGACATGCCTTTTTTATTCCAGGCCAACTAATCGAATATGAGTACTTCCAGAATGAGGAAGAAACCGAAGAACACAGAAAAATGGCAAAGCCGTATCTAGAGGATATGGACTTTGCTTTTTTTGTGGTCAATTTTGGGTACACAAAAAAAGATTATTTGGCACTTACTCCACGTGAAAAGGCATTTATTTACAAAGCCTATGAAAATAAGACGATTAGTACATCTACCATGATTCGAGATGCCGTACTCAATGCAGAGGGCAATCTACATCGTAAAAAGGGCAGTCCGTTCCGTAAGCTTTGGAAAAAGAAACAGCAGAAAGCGGACAAGGTCACTGTTCAGCAGAACATGAACGAGATCATGCAGATTGAGAAGAACGAAAAAGGCTGGATAGATGCGATTTATGAGGCTAATGGAATGAAAAAACCAAAGAGAAAGAAGGTGTAACATGGCTGACTATACATTGAGTGTTGACATCACTGCAAATGACAATGCATCCAAGACATTCCAGCAGATACAGGAAAATGCAAAAAACTTTAAATCAACAGTAGAAAGTGCTGGAGAGGGTATGCAGAATGCCGGAAAGAAAATGACATCGGTAGGAAACACTCTTACAAAGACAGTAACCACACCGATTATTGGAATGGGTACAGCAACAGCCAAACTTGCCTCAGACTTCGAAACGTCAATGGCAAAGGTAAGCACCATCGCAGATACATCACAGGTACCGATAGAGGATTTACAGAGTGCTATCCTTGATCTGTCCAAGGAAACCGGTGTAGCCGCGTCTGATATAGCAGAGAGTGTATACTCGGCAATATCAGCAGGACAGTCAACAGGAGATGCAGTAGCTTTTGTTACTGAGTCAACAAAGCTGGCAAAAGCAGGATTTACAGATGCAGCCACATCAGTGGATGTTCTTACAACCGTCATGAATGCATATGGTAGCTCGGCAGGAACAGCAGAGGAGATAGCCAATAAGCTCATCCAGACACAGAACTTAGGTAAAACCACAGTTAATGAGTTAGGCTCATCAATTGGTAAAGTTATCCCTACTGCGAATATGTTTGGTGTAAGTCTTGACAATATCACATCTGCATACGTTACGACTACTAAAAACGGTATCGCTACAGCCGAATCTACTACATATATCAACTCAATGCTCAATGAGTTAGGTAAGGGCGGCAGTACAGTATCAGACATACTCAAGGAAAAGACAGGAAAGTCTTTCAAAGAGTTAATGGATGATGGTAACAGTCTTACAGATGTACTTGGCATAGTACAACAGCACTGTGATGAGACAGGTATGTCCATAGCGGATGTATTCAGTTCGCAGGAAGCAGGCAAGGGTGCAGCTACATTGATACAGCATGCAGAGGATTTCAACGGAGCAATGACATCAATGCAAAATTCAGCCGGCACACTGCAGACTGCGTTTGACAAAATGGACAATACATCAGCGGAGAACTTTGCAAAGGCTCTTAATGAGGTAAAGATAGCCGGCATACAGATTGGCCAGACTGTACTTCCAGCGGTAGCACCTGCTATTACTGAATTTTCAAATTTAGTATCAGGAGCTGCCGAGCAGTTTGGTAAATTATCACCGGAAATGCAACAAATGATCATAAAAGGTGTTGCCTTGGCAGCAGCCGCAGGACCGATACTCTCTATCGGTGGTAAGATCACCACAGGAGCAGGAAAAGTAGTATCATCATTCGGCAACATTGCCGGAAAGATTGGCAGTTTAGGATCTGCAGCAAGCAGTGCATCGGGACCGATATCATCTGCCGGAGGTTCGGTTGGAACACTGACAAAGAATGCACTCGGATTGATAGCAGCAGGAGCAGGTATATTATTGGCAACCGCAGGAATTGCCTTACTTGCATATTCTGCTATTCAGTTGGCACAGGCAGGACCTAATGCAGCAGTTGCTATGCTGGGACTTGTGGTGGCACTTGGAGTGCTTGCAGCAGGGGCGGCAGCACTTGCACCTGCGCTTACAGCCGGAGCGGTCGGACTGGTAGCATTTGGAGCGGCTATCCTTATGGTAGGAGCCGGTGTGCTGCTTGCGTGTGCAGGTCTTACATTACTTGCCGGACAGTTACCGACTATATCCGAATATGGAGCCAGCGCGGCACTTAATATACTTGCATTGGCAGGAGCACTTACAGCCTTTGCCGGAGGTGCTACTCTTGCCGGAGTTGGTGCATTGGCACTTGGAGCTGGTCTGACAGTAGTTGGAGTCGGAGCAATCGCAGCGGCCGCAGGAATTACACTCATGGCCGCAGGGGTATTATTACTTTCTGCCGGTGTGATTGTATTGGCAGCAGGAGTGCTTGGACTCGGTGCAGGACTTGTAATATGTGGAGCTGGTTTAGTACTTGTGGCAAATCATGCCGGTACAGCAGCCGCAGGAATGGGACAGCTCACACTTGCAGTGGCAGCGGCACTTATTCCGATAGGAGCAGGAGCTGGAACTGTAGCAGTGTTTGATCTGGCACTTGTTGGACTGGCTGGCACGATTACGCTGTCGGCTGGAGGAGCTACACTTCTTGCGGCTGCTCTTTTAGCAGTATCAGCAGAGATGGTCGTGATCGCATCATCAGCAAGATCGGCATCAAGTGACCTTAGAAAGATGGTTGAATCAATAGATACTGTTGACACAGGTCTTGATAATCTGAAAAAGGTTGCAAAAACCGGAATGCAGGAACTTACAAATGCATTCACAAGTGCCACACCAAACGTACAGGCATCAGCAAGCCAGCTTGCCACTGTGATGTCAACTTCAGTAGCAAAAGGTTTTGGCAAGACTGCTACAGACATCAATGTCACTATGACTCTTGCTAACGGATATATAGCATTACAGTATACTGCAATGAATGTCACTATTGCAGGGCAAATGGCAAAAATGGTGAGCACTGTGAAATCTGGCCTTGCACAGATGAAATCAGCATTTTCAAGCACTAAGTTTAGACTCAATACAGCAATAGCATTGCCACACTTTAAGATGAGCGGCAGCTTTAATGCAAAGTCAGGATCAGTGCCAAAGGTAAATGTGTCATGGTACAACAAGGCTTATGATGAGGCTATGCTGTTTAACACTCCAACCGTTTTGAGTGGTACTGCAATGGGATTTGGTGATGGACAGGGCACAGAAGTGGTGACTGGCGATAAACATCTTATGGATATGATGCGTGAGGCTGTTAATCAGGGCGGTGGAGATATCATAATACCTATATACATCGGACAGGAGCGCATAGATGAGATGGTAGTAACATCTAATCAGCGAAAGAACTTTAGATCAGGAGGAAGATAATGTTAAAAGACTATTTACCAATTATAAATAATGTAACATTGTATCCATCTGATAAGTGGTCTGAGGACAGCGCGGTGGTCGAGAAAACATATCAGACAGAGGCAGGCACAGATCAGGCCTCTGTCACGCGATATGACAAGCTGACAGTAAGTGCACAGTATCGATGTAATTCAGAATGGTATGGAACATTTAAAGTATGGTCGAAAATTGATACGTTGTCAGTGTCGGTTTATGATCCGACAGTAAAAGGGTATAAGAACAGAACAATGAGGATGCGCAAGTTCAAAGCTGATTTGATAGAAAACACGGAAGGGGTCAAGGACTCTGATGGAATATGGGATGTCAGCTTTGATTTGGAGGAATTTTAATGTACGAGGTTTCAGATGCATATAAGAAATCAATGAAAGAACCCGTGCAAAGGTTCAGAATTGGTGGAACTGTAGCAGCAACTCCATTTACAGATATAAATGTCCTCAAAGGCTCATTCTCAATCACTAACCAGTGCTCAGACGATACAGAGATGAAGATAGGACAGGTGTATGTAGGTGAGCTTAATGCTACATTTATTGATCTTCCTATTGAGAGATATGCTTATCAGAATAAGCTCATTAAACCAACATTCGGAAGAATGCTCCAAAGTGGAGGCTACGAGGATATCCCTCTGGGAGTGTTTAAAATCTCCGAAGCAAACTGGACATCATCCGGTGTAGTAGTCAAGGCTTATGACAATATGGCAGAGCTTGATAAGGCATGTAATGTTGATTCTGCGACTGGTACTCCGTATGAACTGGCTTTGATGGCATGCATGAGATGTAATGTGGAGCTGGGAACTACAAAAGAAGAGTTTCAAGGCTTTGCCAATGGATCAGATGATCTTTCAATGCTTACAGAGAATGATATAGAGACTTGGAGAGATTTTATCTCGTGGGTAGCTCAAACGTGTGCCTGTTTTGTCACCGCTGATCGTGCCGGAAAGATAGTTTTTAGAGAATATAATAAGACTATTGTTGATACGATTGACTCAAAGCACCGATTTACAGGAGCATCGTTCTCGGATTTTGAGACAAGATACACAGGTCTTTCGGTAGTCAATATTGAAGATAAGACCACACAGTATTATGGAATGGATACAGATGATGCCCTGACATACAATTTAGGCAGCAACCCATTCCTTCAGTATGGAACGGATGATAGAAAAGAAGAAATGAGGAGAGCAATATTAAATGCTCTCCAGAATATCTGTTATGTTCCTTTTAAAATGTCTATGATCGGTGATCCAGTTTATGATCTGGGAGATGTGCTGACGATATCAGACGGAATTGCAGATGGAGATAAGCTTTATTGTATAACAAAGTACACTTTCAGGTACAATGGTGCTTACGAGGTACAGGGTGTCGGTAAAAATCCATCGTTATCAAATGCAAAGAGTAAGACTGATAAAAATATAGCTGGACTTATAAATCAAGCTGATAGTGATGTTATTCGCTTCACTGTGTTTTCAAATACAGGACAGATTAAAATAGGGGATAAATCTAATCAGTCCATATTCGATATGAGGTTTATAACAACAAAGACCACACATGTTGTCATGAGTATGGAAATACTGCTTACTGTTGAGACTACAGAGACAGGTGATGATTTTAACTGGGTAGAAAGTGATGCGGTCGCAAAGATCCATTATTATATTGATGGAGAAGAACTAACACACAGGACTCCTGCAGAGACATGGCAGGATGGCCAGCATATACTTACGCTACGGTATGATTTGCAAGAGATTGATGCCTCAATACATACATGGGATGTCTGGATAGAAATGGACGGAGGCTCTATCACGATAGAGCCATACGGAATACATGCAGTAGCTCTTGGACAAGGAATGGCTGCGGAAAGTCAGTGGGATGGAACTATAAGCGCATCAGACGATGTTAACAAACTTGACTTTAGTGGAATATTTAAGACCGTACAGGACAATGCTTTGGCTACGAACAATACTCCGGCAAAGAGTACAGTAAATGAGCTGATAGCTGGTCTTAATTTCTTGAATATGTTCAGAGGTATATCAGATGGATATTCAGCAACCGAAAATGTGATGACATTTACACCATACGTCAATAGTTCACTTATTATTACAGATGCATCCTACAACAATACCACAGGATGGCAGGGTAGCGGCAATATTAAAGCTGGAACAAATAAAACAGTCACAACCTGTGACATCTGTAATGTCACATTAATTGAAGTTTCATCGCAAAATGCAGTTTATCAAGTATCCTTCGACAGTGGTGTTACATGGCAGGGCTGGACATCAGATGGCTGGATAGATGATGTTACTATGATAAAGAAAGAAATTGAGTCTGTGCCAGAGTCTGCATGGAAACAGCATGATCAGGTACGCATCAAGGCACTGCTTGAAGCAGGAGCAAACTTGTATACAATTTACGCATATGGAGGTACAGTAAATGATTAAAGGTCATGTGCAGGTAGATCTGCATAATCACAAAACAGGGCTTCGTGATCGGATAGAGGGCGATAACATGATAACCAATGCTATGAATTATGTTATTCCAAATGTAATTGGAAGTGGGAAGACGGCAGATTGTGTAATGCCGCTTTGTGAAAAAGTATTAGGAGGTATTATGCTCTTTGATGGCAAATTAACAGAGAATAAAAATAATATATTTTTTCCATCAGAGGCACATCTTGTTGCATCTGCCGGAAGAAATACTAATTCTGAGTATGCTGACAGAGGATCACTTAATGTTGCAGAAAGCTATGAAACTGATACCGGATTTCAGTCGGTGTGGGATTTTACAACCTCACAGGCAAATGGCACCATAGGATCATTGGCACTTACTATGGCAGAGAACTCTTTTAATTATAGTGATCCGTATAATATAACATGGCAACAGGGCACTATGCATAATCCTTATATAAATAATACTGGGAATTTTGATATGTATCCACTTTGTTATGATAGTAAGATGGGATATTTATATTATACAGAACCCCAAAATAGTAACTGGACATCACGTTATGATTCAGTAGAGAAAGTAACATATTATATATCAACATTTAAGATAATGAAACAGTATATTCCGTCAAGAGTGTATGGAATTGCCGACAAAATTAATAGGTATATAGATGCTGAAAAGGTAGCTGAATTTAGCATTGAGATGAAAAAGAAGTTTGGCCTATACCAATATTTATATCCTGGGTATGATGGTTTTGCTTATTTAATAAATCCAATAGATGAATCAGCAGAATATTGGAAAGTTAAAACTTCTGATCATAGTTTCGAATTATCAGAGAAGATAACAATAGATCTAAAGGGCTGTAAATTGAAACAGGAATTGGGAAAAGCTGTGATATCAAAAGGAGTTGCATATATTACAGCAGAGGATTCGAAATCACTTTATATTGTTAATTTAGCCAATCAAGTAGATATAATTCAAGTTACAATACCAGATGAATATTACGTAAATACACAATTAATTGCATTGAATAATGGAGGGGTTAAATTTGGCGTGACATCAAATAATTCATACAGAGGGGCTTTTTGTTATCCTGATGGAAAAATAATACTTCAAGGTGAAAAAAATACTAGCAAAAATTTTAAAGGATTTGCTGCGCGGCCAAAATTGATTACAGATAATTTGATGGCATATGGAGATAGTGGATATAGCCAAGATGCTGGTTATATATATTCGTCCCATGGAAGACAAGTATGTAATTATTTAGGATCTATATTCAATTTACCTCAGCCAATTGTAAAAACGGCTGCTACATCCATGAAAATCACATACACACTTACAAATGTATAGAGGTGGTATCATGCAGCAAATAAACATCCAATATAATGGATCATCAAAGATCTTAAAGCGATTATGCCAATCCATTAATTCACTATCAGGAGATTTGAAAGATATATCTGAAAATTCAGTGAAAAAAGAAGATTGCGTTAATAACTGTACATCTACAGCAGTCGATGTACCGCTGGCAGCAGCGCAGGGGAAAGCCTTGCAGGAGCAGATCAATGCGATAAAAGAACAATTAAATATAATATAGTGACTTGAGAGCCGACACCAAATGAGGTGCCGGCTCTTATAATATAAAGAAAGGGGCGCAAGCTTATGAACAACATTAACACAATTAAAGGATTGGTAACTGCAATAGCAGCATTCCTGTCAGCACTCTTAGGTACATTATATATTCCGGTATTACTCATGGTGCTTTGTAACATCATTGATTATATCACTGGATGTATGGCGGCAAGCAATCGGCCGGATGGAGGTATCAGCTCATATCGCAGTATCAGGGGAATCAAAAAGAAAGTAACAATGTGGTTACTTGTAGTAGTCGGAGCTGTATTAGATCAGCTTATTTTGTATGCTACGAATACGATTGGAATTAATATACCAATAAAATTTTTAGTTGCTTGTGTTGTGGCAATTTGGATCATATGTAATGAGATTATATCAATATTGGAAAATATGATAGATATAGGTATTGCAGTTCCAACATTTCTAATGCCATTGGTAAAAAATATCAAATCACAGACAGAACATATTGCAGATCAGAAAGAAAGCGAGGACAAATAAATGAGAATAGGATTAAATGCAGGACACACAATTTCAGGACCGGGATACGGTACAAGTGGAGTGATCGTTGAGTCACAGGAAACACGTAAAGTAGTAACAAGGCTTACTGAAATCTTTAAAAGCATGGGAGTAACAGTGGTGCCATGTACGATTGATAAGGCAGCATCACAGTCCGCTTATCTTAAACAGGCTGTAGCACTTGCAAATCAGGATACCCTTGATTGGTTCATCTCAATTCATTTTAATAATGACTCGGCAAAACAGGGAAAAGGAGTAGAGGTATATACCTATAAGGGCAGACAGTACCAGGATGCCCTTGAAGTATGTGAACATATCTCGGCACTGGGATTCAATAATCGTGGTGTAAAGGATGGATCAGGATTGTATGTAGTACATAGAACAAAAGCAAAATCTATGTTGATAGAGGTATGCTTTGTAAATGATCCGGATGCATCAAATTACAAAAATAAATTCGATGATGTGTGCAATGCGATAGCATATGCACTTGCTGACTATGTTGCCCCAGCAGCACCAAAGCCACAGGCACCATCTGTTACTCCGGTAAAACAGAAGTATGTTAAGGTAATATATGATGGAGCTGATGGACTGACTGTGAGAAAAACACCTTCATGGGATGCATCTGCGGCAGCAGGAACAGTAAAGAAGAACGAGGTATTTACTGTGGTTCAGGGTCCTATCAAGGTAGGAAGCGGTAGTATGTATAAGCTTAAGTCAGGCTTGTACATTACAGCTTCAAGTAAGTACGTTAGTGTGTTTGAGAAGTAATATTTCGGAATTATATGAAATTATTACTATATACGCAAATGCAATTTGGATGACACAGTGGGGCTCTAAAAGTCTCGGTGACCAGGGCTACAGTGCAATTGAGATACTCAGATACTTTTACGGCAGCAACATGTATATCAACACCGCGGAGGCTGTATCAGGAAT